AAAGCGACGGGCCTATTAAGAACTCAGTCGGTATCCTTTAAGGCCGGAATTTCATTGAGAACCGTTTTAAGTGTAAATCTGTAACCTGAAGTAGGTGCCTTTCGGCTATAATACAACTATTGTTGTTGTTGGGCGATTCCTGAAATGGAACCCACCAACGACGCCATACCATAAAACCACACTCCTGCATTAGGATTGTGGCTATTATCAGTGTAGGCGTTCGGGGTGTACGTCGCTCCGGCCACAATTGGATTAGTGGCCGTAAACGCTTGAGCAGCTGTTGAATAGAACGTAGCTGAAGTGGCTCCTTCAAGTACCATGTAGCAGGTGAACCCATCAGAGATGGGTAGTCCGTTACTGGCTCCCGCTGCCAAATTCGCAAAGAGATTAGCGAAGGTGGGTGAACCTGATGAAGCCGTCCAAGCTGCAGCATTTGAATTAGCTACGTCGATAGCAATTTTATAAACATCGCCATAATGAGAATTGGTGTTAGACCAAAGACTCGTAATAGCTGTACCACCAGCTCCGGTAGATCCGGTACTGGCTTTAATAGTCGTGACTCCAACCGTCAACGCGGTGGTTGGCAGATAGAATTGCACTTCCTGGTACAGATACAGAGGATTAGGTAAAATGCCACCATGAGGATTAATAGACATCTCGTAAAACGTGATGTCATAATCGATCAGTACGTACCCAGGTGATTCGGTAGTAGATGTTTTTGAATACAAGAACACCTCACCCTGGGATTGATAATCTATATCAACATTATCAGGAACTAAAGTCCTAATAGGGTTCTTAGGCACAAAACAGCACGAATGATTCTGCCATTGGGGACCCAACACCGTCTCGGGTTTGCTAAGAGCATACGGGAGAAAGGTTGACGACGTCCAATTAGGTAGAGGATCAGTGCGGTTTGCATTGATTTGGAACAACACGTCTCCATTAGAAGACGTAGGACTGCTCGTGATGTAATGACAACAAACTTGATTAAATTTAAATTTGTTGAACATCTGCGTGTAGGCGCGTAAGATGGAAGAAGCAAAACACACTGGAGTAAGGGGAAAACCGCCGACCGGCATCCAGCCGGTCGCGGTACCACTACTATAAGCTGTGTAAGCATAATCCCTTCCAACTATACGCACCTGATCTTTAGAAGAATGAACAACTTTAGCTTCAACACCACGCATGGAATTACCCACAGCCACAGGGGCCGTATTAATGGTCGTAACCGGACCAAACGTCCTTGTGCTGCGCTGCTTCTTAGCAGGTGCTTTAGTTTTAGTTTTCTTCTGTTTATTATTTTTCGAGACATTTTGTCTCTTAGCTTTCGTCATTTTTGTACCTTCCCCTAACCCAGTCTCACTCTCATAAGCTTACGTCTTCTGAGTGTTTTACCACTCATAAAAGCGACGGGCCTATTAAGAACGAAACCAGAAGCAGAGTTAAATCCGGTACTGCCATCCGCATTATACGTGGATGGTTGATTTTGAGGTGGAGGATTGACTTCATTTCTGCCGCTCGCAACGTACGCAAAAGAGTCACCCAGTGGTGTGAACCGCCCTGGTTGCTCGCACACCGGAGCCGAAGCTACCGGTTGTGCCACAACATTAGCATCCAACTCGCCACGGAGGTTTTTACGTACTTGCAGCTTGGACAAGAAATTGGGGTCATCCCCATTGATTTGATCAACGCTACTTTTAGCGTTGCCCATATTTATTCCTCCACCACCCGAACTACTTGAACTAGAATCTGAATGATAACCCATACCCAAGAAAGATAATGGGTCATTACCATACAGCACAATATTTCCAGCAAGACGCGGGAACCATGACATATCACGCGTTTTACGATAGTAAACGCGGTCCGCCTTACGGCGTGCACCCGCGGTCTTCGAAAGCGCGTAAGCAGTGTCGTGGTCTCGCGATAAAGCATCCAACCGGCTGTTGGGTTCGACCTTTCCATAGGCCACCGAAGCTTGAAACTCCCCATTTGAGAGCCAAGGTCCGGTGTAATTTTCCTGAAAATAAGGCCAAGACCACTCTTGATCCATTTTGTCCTACCTCCTACTTCACATGCAATACATACACATACACATAAATGCAACGTGAGGGTTTAACGTCTCCTCAAGACGGCGTGGCGTGGTTAACACGCAGCCTCACAACCTAAAGCAGCAAACTGCAAATGCCGCTGTGTTTTGATTAGGTGTAAAGGGAAGTGCTCAGGATGATCCTTTCGGAGATCCATATACATTTTCCTGAAAAACGCGAACTTTGCATCATCCCACAAGAAATTAATCATGTGAGACGATATAGCGTCAGCCAACGTTTCGAGTTTCTGAGTGCGAAGCTTAGCGATGTGCTTCGTAAATCGCAGAGGTTTGAATTTCCAAACACCCTCTGACTTGTACAACTTAGCACTGAAAAACTCCACGTCGTTGAACTCCTTGTGATAAACAAAGGGCTCTAACTCGCAACCTAGAAGACCGGCTTCATCAACGTATCTCTGAGTGTCAAAACCCTCAGGGAACGTCTGGATGACGTCGTCCCCACCGGCGCGAATGGCAAAATCCTCACTGAGTATCTCCTCATCAGAGAGACCCATGCGAATCAAAACCATGACGTCGACTATTAGTTGACCTCCAGAATTGCCAAAATAGGTTAATAAACATCCACTGTTCATTCCACCATCGACATCACACTGGAGAACTTCCCCGTTGGTCAAACGCAACCGGGATTTATCACTGACCTCGCGCACGCTCTTACGAGCGTCCGCCTCATACTCGGCCCATCCATCATCTGTCCAATTCTCATCTCGAACTGCAAGTTCAAGAATAACATCTTCGAGGATGCGGAAGATCCACTGGTGATACATATAATCCCAGTTCTTCTTATCACTGTCACTAACTGGCTTCTTCCCAAAGGAGGAGGCTAGATTCTGGATATGTCCTGGGTTGCCAGGAGCATACCCACAAACCAACGGTGATCGGGTCCAATTTTCTGCTGCGGCATCAAGCATTTCCTTAAAAATTGCTTGGTGCTTAACCATCTTATGCAGTGGCAGAGCTGTTATGAGTCTCCCCATTTGAGCCTCAATTTTCTTAGCCTTTTCGGGGTCAGCTTTCATGAATACCTTCAAATCAAAAGGCTGGTCCCACTCACGGAGAATTATCTCAGCTAAGCCGGCCGCGCCGTACTGTTTGAGTACATCCTTGTTGAGAGCCATGCCGGAGGATTGATAAGGGTGTCCAGGGCTTTTCGAATCTCCAACTCGACTAGAGTTGATTATGTCAATTAGATTCTGCGGGTGCTTGTAATTGCTGGAAGGCACAAATTTATTAAACTTGAGCTTCTCAGCCATTATCCGCACACAACGTCGCATCTCAGCCTCTGTGGGGGGCTTGACAATCTTCTTTGCTCGTTCAGATAAGAGCTTCAAGTGCTTAACACAAGAAACTTTCTCTGCCGTGGGGTTGATATCTAGGTAACGGTATTGCTTCGCGTCAAACCCTAGCTTAATCAACTCCTCTGCTTTAGTATCGAGGTACTGTGAGATAACCGGTTGCTCCTTCGGGCTAACGTTGCAGTGAACAGGTTGTTCACGAGCTACCACTCTCACAGCCGGTCTTTCACCGGCATTCTCGTACTCATAGTCTGCCCAGTTCGGGCCCTGTTTGGATTTCCATTGCAACATGCTCTTAGGCTCGCCAATTTCCTCTTCCTCTTCAGTCTCGAACTCAGCGAACTTGGACTTCTTGCCGTCCAAAGCTCTCTGAAACTCTGTGTACTCCTCGTCTGTTAAATGATGTATCCGACCATTCTTGTACTCGGCGAACCACTCCCCTTCAAACTCCTCAAACTTAACCGACTCTCCATTAATCTTGGGGTCGTAAGTCTCTCGGTACATCTTGACGGGATCTGACTCGTCGTCGTTCTTCAAATAATGCCGGATAGTCTCCATTCGTACAGCAACATTCTTGTCGCCCGCGCTGCACACATGGATACCTACCACGCTTTTACCGCACATAAGCGGCGAACCGGAGAACCCTTTATTGGTGCTCGCGGTATGCCAGAGCTCAAAAACTCCACTACCTGGAACGGTGCGTCCCGTGCTCGTCATAAGACAACCATTAACGAATCCAATCGCACTAACCGTCGAGCCATACTGGCTGGCTTTCTTGACGGAACTAGTGCCGATTTTCATACGGCTCCACAGCTGCACGGGTAATTTAACCGCATGGACATCAAACTCGGCGAGAAAATCATTCTTATCCTCTGAAAAGAGATCCTCAGTATCTCGCAACGCAGTTTTTAAATCTATGCGGCACACACCCTTAGGCCCGGCTGTAACAGACGCCAAATAGACGTCAGCCACACCAGAGTTAACTGCATTAGCAACATGGCGGGCCGTCACTAAATGATTGCCCACGCGAAAGAAACAGCCCACAAGGGCTAGTTCCGTATTCTCCGTTGCTACCATAATGACGCCAACTTCCTGCTTACGCGAAGGGAAAAGCGACGAACCGGGCAAAGCCATCTCCTCTACTCGAGGAGACCCATTGCTCTCAATCGGCACGCGACACAGCTCACCCTTCCACAGGAACTCGTACCATGAGCCCTGCTCGTTAATTTCGCGTTTAATGAACCTGCTCACTCCCTCGTCCTTCGACTTAGCTAGGACCTTCACAGGTCCTCGCCACAGTCGGAGAAACAGCGACGAGAGGCAAACAGTGGCTACAGCAACAAACACCGCGATCAATAAGAACTCGACGTAGAGCTGAGCCAACGAGGCTTCATGCTCAAAGAAACTCTGCGCTACTCGTGGTGCGCGGAGCCACATCCAACGTAAATGCCAATAAATGCCACTAACGAAGTTGTCAAAACTTTGAGCTACCGGGGTATACCTGTCCAATGAACTAGCATCCACGGCTGCCAACATGTTAATAAACATGAAGGCTTTAAGAAAGACCATGTTAATCCGCAATTGGTTAACACGGCGTGCTGTTTGGTTGTAGTGATAACGATTCTCTCCGGTGCAAATATCAAATTTGCAACTACCCCGGGAATCGCATATAGCTTCGGGTGTGGGAACCTTGGTGTAGTCTCTCCACGTAAGTCCATCGCTCATGAGCTGGGCAACGGTATTCTCGTCGTCGTCATCTATCGCTTCTCTCAAATGATCGAATGCAGCCGAGGCTCTCAAGACCATCTCGACATCTTGGCGTTCCACTTCAACGTGCCACATTAAACCTTCCTGCACAGCTCGATCGGTCACAGTCAAGTAACCATCGGTCGCGTGCGGAAGAGCGTAATGGGCCAGCGTATAAATGCCGTCCATGCGTCTACCGAGATCTATCTGACGCGCCAGCTGACTGGCGCATGTCCATCCATCGTCCGTCTCTACGTACGGCTCGTCGCTATAGCAGGAGTGGACGATAGTCATGATTTCCCATGGCAACCGCCAACCCCCAACCTCACAATGGCGTCCTAAACCCACCACTTGAGTACTCGCCTCACTGCGAGCCGTAGTTTCCGTCAATCGTCGCCGAAGCGTAGCAACACGCAGCA